AAAAAAAAGCTTTCGTATTTGGTCTATAAACGATTTTTTTCAGGCAGGCAATGCTTTGCTATTCCCCCTTTTTCCCAACTTTGTTCTCAACATGAATTTTCCCATCTTTGACGACATAATATTCAGAAATCCATCCATCAGGGAGTTTATAATTAACCTGGACTCTATTATTTATCTCATCAAATTTGATATTATCAAGTAGGGGTTCAAAATTTTGAACCCCTACCGGGTTGTTGGGTATCTTCTTTGCGCAACCTGAAAATATAAAAAAAACTGATATGATCAAACAACCCCAAAGCAAACAAAACGGCATATTTTTTAAAGTTTGTGCGTTTCTTTTAAAATAGATTCTTGCCATAAAATTTCTCCTTTTTTGTAGCGGTTCAATTTATTGAACTCTTAAATCCCCCTTCTCTTCATTATAAGTGCCAAAAAACTATAATTAATTAAATCCTTCAACGTATCCTCAATATTTTCATCAGATACTTTTAATTCACCGCTGCGGCAGAAGTTTTTTAACCGATGATATTTGTCCCCGATCCTCACCACAACTCCCTTCCATCCAAAATCCCCTAAATTGCTAAAAATATCTTCTCCCGAATAATCGTTACTTTTTGCCTGCATAAGCGGTAGTAGTTCATTAATCAGGATATTCTCAATCGCTTTGTCTCTTTCCTGCCCGGTCAAGCAATATCCTCCTTTTGTTCAGACTTTTTTATTTCTTCTTTTGGTAATGTCGTTATTTCCTCCATCCCCTTCACAATCCTTGCATTTACGCACCGGCAGGGGATTACCCTATTGGTGTGAACGTTTCTGCCCATAGACCCTCTGCCAAAGCAAAGCTTGCAGTTCTTCTTAGGCTCAGTTAGATTCAAGGTCATAAATTTATTTGCCGCCACAGCTTCCCGCAGCTCAGTTAAATTCTGAAATTCAATAACCCTATATTTCTTTCCTTTATAATCAATTTCCATCTCTTAAACCCAATGCCCTTCAGGTGTGATTGTAAGCCTCATTTTCTTTCTTTTCTCATTCATCAATTCAAGGATATCTTTGTCGGAAAACCTGCAAAGCTCCTCAAAAGTGATTCGATTAGTTTCCTTTATCTGTGCAATACTTTGGGATTCTTTCAATCCCTCTCTTTTTGTCACAATAATTGAGAATTTATGTTCATTAATTGCCATATAATCCCTCCTTTATTAAGCAGCGCAAGGCGCTGCAGCTACATTTAGTTCTTGGTGGGACAGGCATCTTGCCTGTCATTCATCCATTTACCCGGTTGCTGAGCGGATTCGAAGCAACGGCTAACCTTCCGGATTTCTCTGCACAATGTACTGAATATAAGGTCTTATTATGCCCCCTGGAGCTCCAAAGAAATCCTCAGGGTCTTTGGTCCGTAAAAGACCTTTTATTTCTACCAAATCGCCAGGCTGATAATCTTCGCAATCTTTTCCGGTCTGGATCCAAAGCTCAAAATTCTCCTCAACATCAGCATATCCATCTCTTCCCTCTCTTAAACATTTCACGCAAATCTTGCCTTCTTCTTCGATTTTTTCAGCCTTGGAAATGGTTCCGACAATAACAAAAGCCGCCCTAAGAGGGGTTTCTTCATGGACTAAACCCGAAGTAATTTGCCAATCATACAAAGTATAATTGCTGTTTACTTTCCCATCTTTTTCATATTGATTGAAAAACCCTCTGAAACGGAAAATTGCCCCGGGGTTTGTTTTGTAAGCCTCATTAAATTTATTTATTTTGTCCTGATTCCAAAGCCTGCCATAAACCTTAACCGGTCCATATTTTTCATTCGGGCATTCAATCAATAAAGAAATATAAGAAGTTCCTTTCTCACTTTTTTCAGCCTTTGCCTCCAAAACCCTTCCCCATATGTTCCCGGAATTAAAATGTTTCATTAATTATCCTTTCTTCCCCGTATCCCTCACTTCAATCATTCAAAATTGAAGCTACTCCACCGCCAAAAGCATCAGGGCGGGTTTTACCCGCCATAGCAATTACGACGCAAAGCCATTCACGGTGTCCCTGCTATCCCTTTCGGGCTAATGCAAGTCATCTATGCAGCAGGAGTCCCGGCCACAACTGCATTTGCAAGGTCATCTGCAACAACATTTAGTTTCGCTGTTACAGCAGAGACAACACCAGCATCAGCGCCAGCTTCTGCAAGCATTGCAGGTATCCCTGCAATCAATGCCTTTACACTTCCGGTGACTGTCTCAACTCTTGTTACTGTTTCTACTAAAGCATCAGTTACTTTTGACATACTAATCTCCCTTTGTTTAGATTCCTGCAATAATTGCAGGATTTGGTTTAACTTATCATTCATACCCTGACCATCAGGATAATAATGATAATGATTCACTTCAAAAAATTTCACTTTTCCTCCTTTCCGTACCAGTAGGGGTTCAAAATTTTGAACCCCTACTACTAAATCCCAGCGATCGTTCCATTAAGATTTTGATGTTCAGTTTTAATGAAAACTAATTCTTGAATTTCAAGATTTTTGATTTCGTCTGTAATAATTGCCTCCCCATACTTCTGGACAAAATATTCAAAACCCATTGATTCGCAAGCTTCTTTATAGGCTGAAAATTGTTTCAATCCCTCAAAATACTTGCCCAATTTTTCAACCTCATGGTCATCAAAAATCATTTTACCGTCAGATGTTTTTCTCATTTTTAAAGCTCCAATATTTTATAGCTAAAAGTTACTATAAACCCCAAAACACAAGCCGCAATAAACATTTCAAGAATCCCCTGAAACCCCAAAATCCCTATATATTCTCTTAATCCCATTTTCCCTTCCTTTATGAATATTTTTTTGGAATCCATCCTGTTTCTTTTGCAATATTATAAAGACGAGCTTTTGTTAATCCTGTAAGCCGCATATAAACTTCAAAAATATTTCCTGTTTTTTTTCCTGCTGAAGAAAGCAATTCAACAAGTTCAGATCTCCAAAACTGTTCTTCTTTTTTCATTCTTTATTTTCCAAATCCTTAATTCTCTGGTTGTCGTAGGGGTTCAAAATTTTGAACCCCTCTGTTATCAGTCATAGGTTATTAGTTATGTGTTACTCTTTGGCGCCCTTCCCCCTGTTTTCTTCAAAAACGCATCAAGCGGTTTCCTGTCTCCGTTCCTTGCAAAAATCTGAATTGCTGTTTGGAATTCATGTTTTAAATCCTCCGGATTACTTAACCCTCTATCCGAAGCCTTCCTTATATCTTTCAATATTTCATCAATTACTGCCTCAAGCTTCTCAATCCTCTCAACCATTGTAGGGGCGGGATTTATTGCGCCTGATTTATGGGTTCGATAAATCGAACCGCTACCTTGTTTATTGTCTGCAGCGTGATTTATCACGCCCGGGTCCTCAACCAATGTAGCGGCGTGATTTATCACGCTTTTCTTCTCATTATCTGAAGGCGCGCAAGATTCGGGTTCTGCCTCCCTATCTTGCTTCTTTAAGGAGAGTTGTTTTTCCTGCGCCCTGAGCGTAGCCGAAGTGTCAGTTTCTACAAATTTTATCATAAATTGCTTTCTTTGATTTTCTTAATAAAAAAGTTAACATTTTCAATTAATTGCCATCCCGCTTTATTAATTTGTTCAGCCTCAAGCTTAGTTATTTTTTTATCTAATAATGCCTCTGAAACATCCTTAGCCAAATCTCCAAATTTGCCTATTGCAGTAAGCAAATCCTCTGAAAGTTCGCTTATTTTTGATTTTTCTTCTTTTGGTTGTTGAGCGGGCCCTGGGCGGAGTCGAAGGGCGGAGTCGAGGGGAGTGAGGATGAGGTTGAATTTTTGTGCTAAAAAAAAGATAGGGGCAAAGGCTTCTTCTTTGGGGATCCCAAGAGCAATGGATGTTTCAATGATTGTTTCAATGCGGTCCAAAGGGTTATATGCCCCACTGTCGGTAAAGTCAGTACAGGGTTCCTGCCACTTATGAAGCAGTGCAGCCGACAGCCCCAGCTTCTTTGCGTGCTCTATTGTCTTCCCATTTATCGCTTTTTGAATCGCCTCATAACTTTTCATAATTTCCTCTGTGATGAAGCAAGTGCTTTCCGAATTGCATCCGACAAATGACCAAAAGCAAAACTAAGTTTGATTAAGGAGGGATGAGTATATAATTTCCCTTCTTTGGTAATTTTAAAATAACCTTCATAAGCTAAAATTTCTAAATTCTCCTGGCAACTATCATTTAACTTTTGTATTTTCTGATAAAAACGGTCTGCTCTTTTTTGTTGGTAGGTATTTGTTATAATATGAGGTATTTTCTTTATATTTTTATCTTCTAATCCTCCCCCTATTTTTTCTATAGAATTCTTATTTTTTCCCCTCATTATAAAACCCCTTAAAATTTATAATTGCTTTTAAAAAAATAGTTCCTATTTTAAATATCAAAGACAAATTTTATTATTTTTCTGGTTATTATCCTTAATTTAATAAAAAAGGATTGTTCTCTAAAACAGATTTTTTTACGAAGAGCCGAGAGTTTAGGACATGCATATGATTCCATTTTCAAACCCCTTTTTTAAAGACTTCCTTACCTCTTGTGGTATATTAAGAGTCAACACACTAAACCCCATAACCATAGAGGAGGTAAGGAAGATGAAAGACACAGAACTTAATGAAAATATTAAAAAGCTCACTGCTGCAATCCTTTTAAATTCGATTTTTCAAGCATTCCAACTAAAAGATGTGTTACCGGACATTGACAAGGACAATTACAAGGAAATAATCGCTTCTGTTTTGACAATGTGGAGAGAGATTCAGGCAAAGACCCTTTATTAAGAGCTTTATTTATTTTTAAAAGAAGATTGGCAAGATTTTCAGCACTGCCTTCACATGCGGTTAATTTTTTCTTAGCCATTTCTGCCAGCTCTATAAATAAATATCCGGGGACTGGGTCTGGTAGAACAAAATCTTTGATCCGTGGAGGGACAAAAGATACCAGCCCCCAGATAAGGGTTTTCTTTTTTTTGTTTTTGTTGATTTTGATTTTTGTTCTACCATGAAAGGGAATATATGCCAAAACGAATAAGTTTGTCAAGAAAAAATTCATTTAGCATATTTCTTTTAAAAGATAATTTATGTTTACTCAAATATCCATATTGCCAAATAGTCAAAATGATAAATTTATTTTATCATTAAACATGATTATTTTTGATGTAGATAATTTAATAAGTACTAATTTAAGTCGTATTATAAAAAAATATAATATTTCCCAAAATAAATTAGCTGCGATGATAGGAACAACTCCTGTAACAATTAATCAAATAATAAAAAACAAAAAAGGTATGGGTAAAGATATATTGGAACGTATCTGCAAAACTCTCAATATCGAGCCTGCTGAATTTTATATCCAACAATATACTCCTATCGCAAATTCAGAACTTCAAAAAAGAGCTGTTTATGAGACAAGGGAAGCAGAGGGAAAACATTTTTCCTCTGTAGCAGAAGAATCTATTGAATATATACCCTATAGAATTAAACAAATAAAAAAAGCGACATCGAAGGGCACTGATAAGGGCAAGCCTACTAGGTATAAGACTCGTTAAATAATTCTATCTACAAAGGAGAATTTAATGGCATCAATTCCTAAAAAAACAATTGAAAGATTTTTAAAAGAAGTTAGTAAATTTCAGCAAATTCTTCAAAATGCAAAAAATAGAGATATAAACGAAGCCGATACAGTCACTATAGTTACAGACATTCTCTGTTATATCTTTGGTTATGATAAATATTCTGAAATCACCGGTGAATTTGCTATTCGAGGAACTTATTGTGATCTTGCGGTAAAACTTGATGGTAATGTTAAATTTCTTATAGAAGTTAAAGCCATTGAACTTTCTTTAAAGTCAAATTATATTCGGCAAGCATTAGATTATGGGGCAAATTTAGGAATTCAATGGATTATCCTTACAAATGGAATTATGTGGGAAATATATCAGGTATATTTTGAAAAACCTATAAGAGCCGAAATTGTTTTTTCCTTTAATTTTCTTGAACTCAATCCCCGTAAAATTGATTGCCAGGAAAAACTATTTTTACTTTGCAAAGAAGGTTTAAAAAAAGCTGCAATTGATGAATTTCAAGAACATAGAAAAATAGTAAATAGATTTAATATCGCAGCAATAATACTTGGAGAAACGGTATTAAATACAATTAGAAGAGAACTTAATAAAATATCTCTTCAGCGAGTTGAAATTTCTGAAATAGATAATATTCTGGAAAATGAGATATTTAAAAGAGATGTTATTGATGGAAAAGAAGCAATGAAAGCTTTAAATTCTTTTAAAAGGGCAACCACAAAAAAACAAACTTCTCAAATAAAAAAATCTGAATTACAAGAACAACAATCACCAGAACAACAAGAACAACCACAAATTAAACCCGAAGAAGCAGATTTAGAACCATCGCAGAAGACTCCACAATAAGGACAGAACAACTTGAGTTAAGAGTTTTAAATAATAATTTGCCTTAATAGAATTTTAAAAGGAGATTTAGTATGAAAAAAATGTTTGGAATTATATGTCTTTTTATTTTCCTAACTGCTTGCGCTTACGCTCGCCCATCGTTCATTCCTAAAAGAATAGTACAGATAAGAATTGGAATGTCAAAATCAGACGTTCTGAAAATAATGGAAGTATCCCCTGGCATCAAAGTAATTCAGAACACAGAATATCTTGTTTATGAAACTCATTGGGGGGATTACCTGGTTAGAATTACAGATGGTAAAGTGGATGCTTACGGACAGTATTATGACAAGGATAAGGTCCCGTCTTTTACTCTACAACAATGATAGGAATTGTTTAAATGGAAAAGCTTATTATTCCAAGAGTAAGAGGCAGGTGTCCTGCAGTTTCAATTTGCAAACACTTAGGAAATTTAAGACCGGAATGTATTGATGCAAAAGGACGTTTTTTTGATATGAATTCAGAAAAATGCTGTGCGAGTATGGTTATGCTTCTTGCCGATCTTGCGAAGATTGAGCTGGAACCTCTTCCGGCTTCACCAAAGATTGAAGGGTTTTCTCATCAAAACCAAGAGACTGTAAATAAAATAAAGAAAGGTTAATAAGAATTGTGAGTTTGTCATCAATAGAGTTAAGTAAATCACCCGGGGAAGGAGATATTTTTAATCTGCCAAATTCATTTTCAACAAAATAACTTTTTTCCTTATTTGGATTATAAAATTTCATAGCTATATTATATATTCCCAATTAAACTTTTGCAAGAATAATCTTCATGTCCATTCGTATCCGCAATAAAAGATTTGTTGTTGACTACTATCCTGAAGGCAGGAAGGGGCAGCGGATCCGTTTGAGCCTGCCGGAGTCTGTAACAAACATTGAAGATGCCCGAGCAATTGAAAAAGGTTTTAGAACTGCAAAAGATAGTCCGGGTAGTGAGGTCCCGAGCAATGCTATTATTAACGATTCATTCCCGCAGTATTTATCCTGGTACGAGCTTCACCGGGCAAAAAGAACTTTTGAGGATGTCTCAAGCGTATACAAAAACCATATATCCCCGATCCTTGGCAAAGAAAGAATTGAGAATATCACTTTAAACCATATCAATGTTTACAAGAGAATTCGCAAAACTGACAAAACCAGTCTCACAAACCGCACAATCAACAAAGAACTTAACTATTTCTCAGGTTTTTTGAAGTGGTGTGAAAGATATGCAGGTATGAAGCCCAAAGCCTTCAGGATCGAGAAACTCCCCTATACCCGACCTATCCCCATGGTCCTGACCTTTGATGAAGCCCAGCGCCTGATTCAGGCTGCTGACACCCCCTACAAAGTCTTCTTCCTTGCCTTATTCAGTCTCGGGTTAAGGTTTAATGAGGCTTCTAAACTTAAATGGCAGGATGTGGACTTGGCAAACCGCACACTTAAGATAACAGGGAAGGGGGGCAGAACAAATATTCTTCCAATTTCAGACTGGCTTTATCAGGAGCTCAAGGATTTAAAGAAAATATCTGCTTCTGTATGGGTCTTTCCTTCAAAGAAAAAGGACCAGCCCATATCAGATATCAGGCAGGCGATTAAGAGGGCAAAAGCAAAGGCTGGCATAGATAAACATATCTATCCGCATCTATTACGCCATAGCCTTGCAACTTATTTACTTGAAAAAAATGTTAATCTGCGTACAATACAAGAAATCCTGGGACACAGGCAGGTAAGCACAACCGAATTTTATACGCAGGTTGCCATGGAATCGAAAAGAAAAGCCCTAATGGTCATTGAGCGGAGTCGAAATGCAACGGATTTTAAGAAAGGCTTCCCAGCAGGTGACCACAAAAAGGTTAAGAAAATCAAAGGGAAAAGGTAATTAGGTGACTGGTTAGAAACTTAAAAAAGCTTAAATATCAAAGGGCTGCAACCTCTCGGTATATGCCTCTTAATCCGTAGGTTACTGGTTCGATTCCAGTGCGGCTCAATAAATAAATCAAAGAGTTATGTTAGATATTTTGGAAAATTATAAAATTGAAATTGACTACAAAGTGACTACAAAAATCCATCTAATACCTGCGGAACTTGATTGTCTGTTAATTTAATATCGGGAATAGGGGCTTTCTGGAATCTTTTTAAAGCCAGAATCAACCATCCACACTCAAAAAACTCCTCATGGATAACTATCTCGTCTATATAGTTATCAAGAATCCAATCCTTGCCGCATATGTTTTGTCCAAACAATTTTAAAACTTTTTCATAACAATTTTTCTCTGCTTTGGCATAATCATTAAATTCATTAAATTCCAAAACTTGCATTGCTGCCCGTCTATATCTGTAAATTACAGCAAGGATTTTCTTAATCTCAACATCATTCAATTGCTTCCTTATCCTTTTTCAAAATATGCCACGGCGGTGAAGGGGTTAGCTTACTCATACCAAGCTTAAAAAACTTGGGATCCGTGGCATACATAAAATACATTTTTACACCGTATAAAGCGTTCCGAACACCATGCACTTATTCGTTGCCCCGCCTGCCTGGTTGCTGACGTTGGCTTTGAATGGCGTTGATGAAGAATAGGTTTTTTGTTTCACAGGAGTTGCATTTGGCACTGGCATAAGCTTTACCATATCATATTGCGCATCAAGATTTGAGAGAGTCTGAGCTGCAAGAAAATCATTGTAAGCCGTGCTGTTTCCCCCAAAAGTTACCTGTGTAGTTCCTGCATCTGCCCCAGCCTCAATCTTTACATGATCAGGCAGAAATCTCTTGCCGGACGGAGCAGTATATAAGGTTGTCGCTCCATCAGCATTTAACGGCAAATTGACTGTCGCAAGTAAAACTATTAAGTTTTCTCTTCCTTCTACTGGCATGACTAAAACCTCCTTTTATTATAATTTTTAAACTATTAAACTGCTATATAAACTGTATTTCCAGACCCAAGCTCCAATATCTCAGAATTGATATATACGATATTGCCATACTCTGCTACCATCGTATGGTCCTCACTTGCCATTTCCACAGTATAGACTCTATCTGTGCTTACTTCCGCACCGTCTTTCTTCCATCTTAAAAAGAGTTTATTAAGTAATGATGGGGCAGTAAGCCTTATAAAATCCGTAGCTCCGACAATAATATTTTGGGGGGTTGACCAAGGAGCAAGATTAAATCCGTAGGTAGAGCCTGAATAAAGCCCTGTCACCCCGGAAGCAGGGCAGGTAGATTCTATTCTTAAAGTATTAAGAGCTTTCGCCTTGAATACGGCAAGCAGCGTATGGTCAAGACTATTAATGGGGAAGCTTATCGTTCTGCTTGTAGTAGTAGGGATAATGGCTTGTGAACCATCATAAACTATAAGTCCGTCTATCGTTACATTTACACCGTCTATCTGAATAATTGCCGCCTCATCAATCCAGGCGTCAAAGACCTTCCCTGCAAAACCTGTCAAGGCATCAAGCTCAATTGTATCCGTTGCCCCTACAACTAAAGTTTTAGGAGTAGTAACAATACCGGTTGCAGCACCTAAGCTATTACCGGAATATTCAACCTGTAATCCGGTAATAGGATTCTCTGAGTGAATAATAAGATTATTATTTGTCGGGTCGTCGTAGGTTGCAATGATAGTATGATTAGCATTATTCATATCAAGGTCAAGAGTAAGGGAAGTTGTTAAAAGCGTTATCCCTTCATACCATCCTAAGAATGTTTTACCATCCAGTACAGGAGCGATCAATCTTATAGAGGCGTAACTTTCCAGGGTTAGAACAAATTCTGTATCACCGCTGCCTGTAATCGTATTATCAAAAAAAGTATATTGATAATACACAGACACCCCGCTTGCAGGGACGACTGACTGGACAGTCAAATTCTTAGTGCTTGTTGAAACGACTTTATAATGAACCCTGACTTGTCTGTTTGCATTATTCATCGGGATGGTAGCTTTTCTCGTGCCTGTTATATATCCATTTGCCTCAGTGAGAATTACTCCATTGATGCTGAAATAAGAAAAGTCATACCCACCATAGGTAGCAGGGGCGGTGAGAACAATGCTATCATCACTGTTTACAATTATAGAGTTAGGGGTTGTTATTGTGCCAGACGCCACATCCCCGTAGGTATTCCCGCTATAAGTAATATCTACACCTCTGTTAACCCCTGCACCGCCGTCTGGATTCTCTGAGATAACCTCCAGCTCATTGGTCCCTGCCACAGCATCCGTATATTTGGCAGTAAGGGTATGAGGGAGGCTTGCGATTTCTAATAAATGAGTATTGCTGCTTGTTAAAACCTCTTCACCTTCAAGCCATTGAAAGGTTTTTCCGGCTACTTCAGGAGCAACAAGAACAACAGAATCTTCAACTCCAACTTTAATACTAAATGGAGTTGCCATGTCTGTAAAAATCTCTCCTGAGGTTTGATTTATTACAGTTATTAAAACCCCGCTATCAGGATTTTCAGATTCAATATATAGGTCTATCTTTGTAGCATCGTCATCTAAATCATCTGCTGCTTTCAGGTCATGGATTGTAGTAATTTCCTCTACCGTCTTTAGAGGCACTTTGTAATCAGGGGTTATGGTCTTCTGCAATATCCTTATTTTCTGATTGCTAACCTCAAGCCCTGAGTCTGTCAGAGTGTGGACAGAGCCTTGCAATATGTCTATATTTTTTAGTCCTGCGGCGAATTGATATTCAGCAGGGTCACACATTGATTTTCTCTTTATCCGAGTTGCCATAAAGTCAGCCCGCTTTAGAAGCATTATCCCATCCAGGCGTACAGTCTTAGAGTCAAGACCGTTTGTCTTGATATCTATAGGATCACGGGACTTCGCCGTTGCCCTGCGGTACTTTCTGACAATATCACCATTATTTTTAGTTGTAGACACCCGCCTCATAAAGGCAACAAGAACCTCATTAGTTTTTTCTTTGCTCGCCTGAGAGATTTTCTGTACTGGGGATTTATTTTTTTCAATCAGGATATTATTATTGATTATAAAATCCACATCAGCAGTCTCTGACTTATACTGCATATAATCAAACTTGCCTGCCTCCCATCGAATAAAACCGTCATGGTGAGATAATATATAGGCAAGCAAATCATTCATACGCATTTGCTGGTTTACGTTAATTGACATCAGCAAATCTCTGTCAGCATCAGCACACCATGCATCGGTTTCAGCTGTAATAGTTTGATTCCACATCGTCGTAGGCATACCTGCCCCGAAGAAGCCATTTGTCAGGGCATCGTAGGCAATGTTGGAGGGCAGAACATCAAGACCGGCAAATCTGATTTTATAAATATCATTCGTAGTAGCTCCTAAATAAAGAAAGTTAGAATCTGCAAAAAGAAAAGATTGGTCATTCGCTGCCCCGACATTAAGCGAGGTAATAGTAGATAAATCTTCAATATTTAACAAATATAGTGTTTGACTTCTTGTACCAACTGCAAGCATACCTTTATAAATACAAACAGAGTCTAATTTAAGAGAATTAAACTTTACTCTTGCACTCAATGTCATATCAGAGATTCTTATTTTCCATATATTATAAACATCTGCGGTAGAATTATTGACTAAAACAAGATATAGAAATCCATTATTCAGTATCATTTCGATAACTTCATCGCTGTGGTCAAGAGTATAATTATCAACTTCAGTAACATCAGAGATTCTTATTTTATGGATAATAGGAGTTGGGGAAGCCTCTGAGGTATAAACATACACCCCTTCATCATCAACAACTAATTCTTCTATCAGATATGTTGTAGGGTCTGTTGCCATAGCGACCTGAACTATTCCCAAGAATTTTAACTCATAGCCATTATTTAATACCTGAACTTTTTTGAAATGATGGTAAGGAGTGCTAAGAGGGTTATTTTCAGAACCCATATACAAATATCCGTTATTATAAAACATACATGTAGCATATCTTGCAGTTGCATATACAGTTCCTGCACTCCATGTCTTTGTTTCACCATCATTAATATTATCAGGGATTAATGTCCATTTCCCAGTCCAAGGATTGCCGGGAGGCTGTATGTTTGACCCATTAGAAACATGAGATTGAGCACAAAAATATTTATTTCCGTCTGTTCCTAAAACAACATCACCTGCGTATCCTCTGGCTTTTTTCTGCATAGTGACAGGGTCAATAACTATAAGAGTCCCTTCTGAAGAGACTAAAAATATATTCCCATCACCGATGCACATAAATCTATTGCCTGAAATATTATCATTAGCTGCAAGGGTTAAGGTAGCAACGACCTCCATCGTATTGGCGGATATTTTTTTTATCACGCCTTGAACGTAAGTAAATATATATCCTGCATAAAATACTGAAGCCGTTGCAGTAAAAACTCCAGGCTGAACCTCATTTACGATTTCAAGCTCATGCTTGTCAGAGACTTCAAACAGGCAATCCGGGGTACGGGTCGTATAACCACAGCCAAGCTTACGAATAAAGGCATAGGATAGACCCTTCCATGTAGGGACACGCTCACCTGCTTTTTCTTTAAAGTATTGAATTGTCGGGTCAGGTTCTGTTTGCTTACCGTCGTAAAAGTAAATCTGGTTTGCCGTCTCACCCTTGTTGTGGGTGTAATCACCAGCGTCAAAATCACGCTGGTATTTCTCCATTTCCTTATCATTTTTCCACCAGCGTAGAAGAGTTTTAGGACGGTCTGCACTTGTAATGCACAAACCGAAGGCAACGTCCTTGTACCATTTCAGCTTGCTCTTGCCCTGATAAGGCTCGCTTTCCCAAATAACATTACCTGCAAAGGCAGGAGGCGTGCCCCGCGTATAGGGAATAGGAAGGTCATTTGCCTGCGTATTAAATTGCTGCCCTGCATTTTCCGGTCTTGGTTGCTCTGCATCAGGGGAAGACGGGGCAGATAAAAAACCAGCCCCCATAGCAAGAAGCCCGATACCCGGAAAGGCAGCATTGGCTAAAACTGCAGTGCCGATTTTTGCAATAGGCGAAGGTATAAAATCAAATAGTCCCATTATTTACTCATCCTCATTCTTGCCTCGTAGGCTTAAACTTGACCCCAAGCCCTCAAACATCAAAGAATTTGCATAGTTGTCAAACTTCTTTTCACAAATCCAGCCTGAGAAATCACACCCTGCCCAGGTTATGAAGGTGTCGTCTTCCTGAGGATCTGATGGCAAAGGTCTTATCAGGTCAACGTAAGTATCCCCATGGTTTATTATTGTTTCTTCAACTCCGTCATTATCCCCAGAAGTAAATTTTATGCTTCCAAGCTCAAAAAAACCTTTATAGTCACTATCATCAGGGTTTGGTGTTACCTGCCCGTTATGGTCAAAAAGGGTTGAATAAATCCTAAGCCTATTTGAGACAGGGGTATAAATATCAATAGAGCCGGTATGCTTCCATTTTGAAAGGGTATTATCTATTCCGCAACGATTATCATAGAGCAAGTGATTGCAACGCTCGGAATAAAATTTATTAGGGAACATTACATTATATTTATCCAGAGGAGAGGAAACTATAAAAACAAGTTCCATCTCGCTAAACGGTACGGCTTTGGCAATGTACCCCTGAAAAAGTTCTGTTGGGGTATCTGCTGCTACGGTATCAAAGGATTCAAGCTTATAGTGAGCATTATTGAAAAGCCTGCGGGCAATTACCTTCGGGATTGAAAGAGAAGAGCCTCCAAGAGTGACCCCTACTGTACCGATAGACACGTTCATCGAGTCAATCTGGAGGTTTGTATATTTATTGATATCACTACGTTTAATAGGTAGATGTTTGTAGGTATGTCCGCCGTAGCTTATATCTTTATCAAAATCTGTAAAATATCCAATATCCCCATTGGTTAGGGTGATGGTGTGGAGTTCTGCAATAGTAATTTCTGTTTTTGTTATATCCATTTATCAAGATGTCTCAATCAGCGTTATTTCACCACTCTCATAAAGTTGATGGTGAATATATTTAAAACCAAATTTTTCATCTCTCAAAGCCACAATATAAGCGTTCTCAGTCCAGACAACATTTCCATCTGTAGGCTGTACAGCATTATCCCCTGTTGTCCATACAGGCTGCGTTGTTGCGTGTGATGTCCCGGCGGTCGTACATTTATAGCTATGCCCGTTGCTTGTCGTAGGGATAGTAATATCATTTTCTGCGTAGACGTGATTTGCTAGCCAGACAAAAGCAGGATTATAAATCTCTTCTCTGTTGCGAAAATAGAAGGCTTCGTAATTCCCTTTACGGGATTTTAAAAAACTTATGATTTTTTGTTTATCTGTTGATTGATGTGTCCCAAATTTCAAGGTAAACATTGTAATAGGAGTAGAGCTTCTTGAAATTGATTGCCTATTTTTCCCACCATAGCTAAGAGCTATGTTGTCGGAAAATGAAAAATCAACTCCAATGGGGAACATGGGTACGACATCTGTGGGAAAGGTCTGCATGGTCATTAATAATTTCCCCTTCTGAGTTTTCGCCTTGCAGGGTGATTGTCTTCAAGAGAGGCCATTACACCGGAAGCTATCTGGTGATTTATTTCCGGTATGTAGTCTGCAACCGATTTTGAATCTAAGGCATGAATCGTAAAGTTTAAATTCACATCATATTTATTTTGATAAATAGATTGTTTGTTGCTGCTGAAATTAGCAGGGTCAAAAGCTTGTGGTTTTCTATCTGAAAAATTATTCCCTCCAACAACCCCGCCGTCTTCAAAGAAAGAGATTTTCTCTTTTTTTAAAGCATCCAGAAAAGGAATTCCTATTCTGGCTGTATCTTTTTTAGAAAATACATATTCACCCTCTTCCATTAACGCTAATAATTCTTTGCCACTATGTTTCTTACGGTTAGGGTCTCCGAGTTTAACCTCTCCGCCTTCCTCAAAAAACCCACTCATAAAATTTCCACCCATTCCACCGAGTAGTCCACCTAAAATAGTTCCAACTCCGGGGAACAGGAATGTTCCTATCAATGCACCGAGAGCCGTCCCTCCGCCTGAGAAGGCAGCTCCCTTTTCATCTCCTGCTAATAATTGCATTAAGGGGCCGATAGCTAAGCCCAAGGGACCTAACAAACTACTCATTCCGCCTGCAGCTGCAGCTCCCGCCCCTGCTTCTGCTCCGGCGGCCGGGGCAACAGTAGTCAAAAACTTATCTATCCCGATTGGCTGCCCTATAGTTGATAAAGAAACACTCCCAGGCCCGACTGTGGAAGTAGGATTTGTCATTGAGAGAAACTGGCTGATATCAAAGCCTCCTGAAGGCGCCTGAGCTGCCGGCTGTACCCATTCTGAAGGGATCCCTGGGAAACCTGCTCCGCCTGAAGGCGTTTGGCTTGCTGGAGTTTCAGGACTCCCGAATATTTTAGATAAGATATCCTGACTTCCGGCTGGCATTGAGGGACCTGTTGCTGTCGCGCCAGTTGGAGATGTCCCTGCAGAACCGAGATTAGGCGTCCCTGCCGAACCCGTCTTTGCAATATTAAGGTCTTTATATGCCTGTATGAGCTGGTTTACGACTATAGCTTCCTTACTGAATTCTCCTTGTACTGCCTCGCTTGTACTAACTAAATCTTTGTTAGCATCATTGACATTTTCTTTCTCTGGAAATAAACCTGAGAACCATTCAGAGATAGGCTTCATCGTTGCCTTTGAAAGCCAACTTGTGAATTGATTAAGGATTGTCTCGCCTAAATGTTTACCATAATTAAAACCAGCATTCTTAGGGTCTTTGATTAAATCTTGAAAGAAATTATTCGTTGCATCTTGCATATCATTTAGAGCCCCTGACCATGCGCTTTTAGACCAATCTACTGCATTGCCAAGATTTTTCTTGTATTCTTCAATCCCTTTAGTAGCTCCCTCTAAGAATGCTGCCCCACCGGTAAGCTCCGCAAGGCGTTTTTGTTCTTCAACCTGAGCTTTCTTTGCCTCTAAAATCTTATTTTCAATATCTGCCTGGACTGAGAGAATTTCTTTGCCGTCAAAAAGGGTGGTATTTTTCTTAATATTGTTTTCAATTTCAATATCAATAGCCTCAATCTGCTTGTCATAAGCCTCTGAGATTTTTCCCTGCAATTGCAGGGCTTCTGCCTGGAATTCAAGATAGGTTTTCCATGCCTCATTAGCATCAATAATGCCTTTTTTTATTCCCTCAGGCTCTTTTTTGCCTATCTCTTTTGAGGCTTCATTCTGTTTGTAAAGTAGATCAAGAGTTTCATTTACCTTCTTTTCGCCTTCGTCAGCAAGTTTTAAGGTTTCTTCTGTAACTTTTTTTGATAACTCTAACTGCTTATTTGCTGCATTAAGGTCAATCACAAGATAGCTATCTTTTATTTTTTTATATTTTTCTAAATCAGCAAGTCTCTCAAGATTGATTTTTGTCAGGGCATCCTGGTTCATTAACACAGTTGCTTGGTAGTATTTAGCCCAGTCAGAAAGGAGTTCTTTTGGAATAGCAACTGCAGATATCGTACTTCCTGTTGCCAGATTATCAAGTGTAGTTGTTGGTTTTTCTGCCCTGCCACTTTTAGTTTGTGCAATTTTATTTCTTAATTCAAGCATCCTTCTTTGCTGATCTGCAGCTGTAGTCAGCAATCTATCATTTGCTTCTTTTGCACCTTCAGCTAATTGAGTGTAGTAGCGGAAATCTTCCTCTGCTTGTTTTGCTATGGCTGGATTTTTGGTTAATGGCTTTGCCAACATGGCTTGAAATTTTGCATACCACTCAACTGCAGTCATTATATTTGCAGTTAAAAAATTAAAAGTAGCTCCGACTCCTTCAAAGCCAGCTACCAGCAAAGAAGCAACATCATTTTCTTTTATAAAATTAAAAAATTGGATAAAAACAGGAAGTAGCTCTCTCCCAATAGTTTCTTTTAAATTATCCATTATCGCTTTATACATCTGGAATGTCTCGGCAGATGATAAAGTTTCAAGATTTATAGATTTCATCTTATCTTTCATTTCATCATAGACAACTCCGAGTAAAGCTAATCGTTTTTCTGCTATTTGTGCTTTACTTCCAGTTTCTTCAATACCATCTCCAAATTGCTCCTGAGCTTTTTTTGAATCAATTATTATTCCAATATCTTTTAACATTATTGGCTGGATAGCACCTATTCCCGTAGCCAAAGAATTAAAAGCCTCTGCTAAATCCATCCCCATTCTACGACCCTGAACCCTTGCAATAACCATAAGATTTGCGATGTGTTCAATAGGTATACCTAAAGCAATAGCTCTTGATGAGAGTTTATAAATATCTCCTTCATCAAGGATTCCTGCGGTAGCTTTTTTAATTTTGGAAAATTCTTCCTCTGCATTTTTCCCCATGTCCTTCATTGCAAGATTGAAGGATTCCTGTGCCTGGTCAATTTTTGCAGCGAATTCAGCAAAAGCAAACCCCTTTTGTATGGCAAAATAGACAGCATAGATTTTCGCTGTGAGTAATAGCCATTGTGCTTTAATCCCGCCAATAGCCTGTTGGGTTATGCTTTCAGCTTCCTTAGTGGCAGTAGCAACAGCACCAACACCGGTTTTGACCCCACCGAGTTGGCTCTTTAATTCATTAAGAACAGCATCGCCCTTCTTAATGACTTCGAGGATTATCTGTAGTTTCTGGTCGTTCATTGTTTTCTCTTAGCTATCAGCGTTCAGCTCTCAGTTATTAATTGTAAAGCTTTAATTTTAAATTAGGGTAAGTCCTCTATATGTAAGCAATCCTTTAAATTAACATATTCTTTATTTCTGTCTATAATTATGCTTGGGACTACATTCCCGTTACAAGTATCAGATTGTGGGTTTATAGATATAAGAACTCCGCCAATTGGTTTTTCCGAGCAGTTTTTACCGACTATCTCATCACCTATCTTTGCTTCTCTTCCGTTTTTATAGTGCATTTGATATCTCCTATTTTTTAAAATTGTTTTATTCTTTTAATTCACAGTTAGAGCAAGTCCATTCAAAATACCTGCCATGTTCTAACCTGCACTGTGCTTTTTTCTTATCATCACAGATTTGCTTTATTTCTTCTTTGATTCCAAAAATCCAATTTCTTATGACTACTTCCCTGAAGAGAACTTCCCGGTTTTTAAACTTTATATAGGGCTCACATTCTTTTGGAGTAAACCCCCAGAGAACTTCATCACGTTTTAAAATATCCCCGCCTGACAGAAGCAGGACTTGATTATTTATTGATTCAATCCAATCGGATTTTCTTTCTGGTCTTTTTTCAAGAATGTCTTTTGAAACGCTCCTGTCAACTTCTCTATAAGTGAAGCTGTCGGGGTTATATCCAAAAAATCCTCTATTATCTCCGGTATCTGCTCAGATGTAACAGCAAAGTCTAACTCCTTTGCAAGAGCATCAACATCTTTATCTTTTGGATGTTTGCCTTCCTCTGTAAGTAATACCGCAATAGCTTTATGGATATCATTCCCTAAAGCTATTATCAGTCCAACAGTATCAAAGGTAGAAATTTTTATATCCTTGATGATACCAATTAACTGCCTCCATTGCCCTAAGAGCAAAGGCTTCTGGACATAGACTTTGTTGTCTATTGTATATTTCTTTTCCATTACCTTATCAGTCAAATTTCCCCTCCTTATTAGCAGCATAAATGCTGCCGCTACAATTATTTATTATCTGTAGGGGTTCAAAATTTTGAACCCCTGTTATTTGTTATAGGTTATTGGTTATAAGTTAATTCTTACGCTGGTATCTGTCCGTAAGCTGCTACTTCATTGGCTACTGTCCAGATAGATGTTGCATAAGTCCCGCCATCCATGACCTCAGCCTCAACCGTCTCTACATTTCGTTTGTCATTATTGGCCAAGCTGACCTTTGTGATATTACAGTCAGGACAAATGCCTTCAACGTAGAAGTTCTTGCCGGTCTCAAACTCCGCACCGGTTGCCTTCATACTTATCGCGAAATGAGCGTTGTCTTCCATTAACTGCCTCATAGAGAAGTCCCTTGACTCTCTTACAATTTTTACTGTCTGGTGCCTCTGTCTCCTCCATGCATAGCTTGCGTATAATCCAGTCCCACCCGGACGATATTCAACGACAAGATCATTGGTCAAGGCGTACTCAACTGAATCACACTCGATGGAAATATCATGTCCGCCGAGGTAGGCAGATCCATTCCATTTCCCGCCGACTTTTACAACAAGGTCGGTTGTCCTCATTGGTGATTCCTCAACTGGTGAAGGGAATGTCATCCAGCCAGCTTCAACAGGGAGATAGATTATTTCGTAGGTTGTTGACGTGGCAGCTACACCCGGAGCTACTATTGTAATAGCTGCAGGAACGGCATTGCTGACAGCCGTATAGACGACATCTGCATACTCTCCTGTCGTAGGAGTGAGAACCCTTATCCTCTGGACATTATCCAATCTTTTTGCTGCATTATCTCCGGCATCCTGTACTCCATTTGCAGCAAGGGTTAATGTCGTGGCATTAAAGGCAGCAGTTACAGTTTCTTTTACAACGCTATTGGTGTGCTTGCCTGTGCCCTTTATTCCCAGATTAAGCTTTAGCCATTCATCTTTTGCAAAGGTCGCTGTAAGGGTGTCAACAAACAACCCGTCCAACTTCATTTTGTTTATTGTATCGCCTTCTCTCATTCCCGCAGAGAAGGAAGGCATTGCATTGCCAAGTTCCGGGACTATTACGTGTTTAAACCCACCACCCCATGCAGATCCAGCAGCAGGATTGCCAAGACCATAGGCAAGCCCAAAGGCGAAGTGTTGAGGCATCCCCTTGCCAAAAGGCATTGCAAAGTTAGACAGGAAGCCCATATCATAAGACTTGTCCGCTTCCTCCCTGCCTGTTAGTTCGTCAATGTTTGTTTCCCTACGTGGCTCTGCCAGAAAGATGGTACTGGCATCAACCATCATAAGAGTGTCAAGGTCAGCACCGGCATTAAGGGCGGATTCCCTCTCTGCTGCACCGACTACAATTTGATTCATTTTCGCTATAAAATTTCTTGCCATAATTAAATTCTCCTTTTTAATTTTAAAATTTTTCCCAAAAAAAAAGCTCATTCCTGCTTGTGCACAAGAACGAGCTTTTTTATCTTTTTGGGTTTTCTCCGGGGATCAGCCGGAGAAAGAAACTATCAAAAACTTATCTTACTTTTCCATTCTTAATTCCCCCACATTAAAGACTGTGAAACTACTCTCATCATTCCAGTAGGAGCTATTAAATCATAAACCTTTGGTCCAATATCACACTCCCCAAGAATCCCTTTTTTCTTTCCGTTAACACAAACACCCATGCCGAAAATCGGAGCTTTTGCCGTAGGGGTAAAATCATAGGTAGGATAAGTAGTGTCTTTGAAGAGCTGTGAAATACCGCTATTATTTAAAGAAGTATTGGCCAATATTGATGCCATATCCTGCGGCACTCCGATATCTCTTAAAGTCTGCGTCTGCCACCCAGCTAAATTTCTAAGACCAGAGGGGTCATTCGTTTCACAGGTATAAGGAGATGCCGTACAATAGCTACTTCCCGGACAAGTTCTATTAACATTTTCAGGAGGATAGCAAACTCTCCAAGAAAATAACTTGGCATTAAGACCATCCTGAGTCTCAAACAGATTATAATTGGAAGAATAATTAGAATATGTCTCATTATGAAGAGCAACAAGGTTCGCTCCATAACGACTCAGGGTTTGATTAATATTAAAAATAATATTGTTCCTGATTAACATGTTAGAAACATCAGACCCACCTGTAGAAGATAACAAAACAGGAATTCCCGTCAGCGTTCCATCCTCAGTCGTTCCGTTGGCATTAACCTCATAGTCAATGGGTTTCAAAACATTGTCAGTAACTATATTCCCTTTTGAATCTACATTTATCTGTCCTGTTAAGTTATCATAGACAGTATTATTAGTTATTTTGTTTCTTATGTTTTGGTAATCCCCTGATAATTGATAACGAATATAGATTCCATTTCCCCTGCAATTATAAATTTCATTATTATCAATAGTATTATCAGTTGCGACTGCTGAGGCTCCGCCACTAGAACCAATTTCAATACAACTGCCACCAATGTCGTGTATTTTAGAATTTTTTATTATATGAAATGTTGATGTAGACCCGCTTCCACTTCTAAGATATATTCCTGTTCCCATAGAAGTAAATTCTGAATTATTAAATGTAATATGGTCTGAAGCTCCAAGAACAATAGGGTCTTGCCCCACAGTATTTATATTCCCTCCACCCCTAAATTCCAGCCCATTAAAAGTGATATAGTTTTTATTACTCCCTATGACAATTAGTCTCTTATTGTTCCCCATTAAAACATTATGAACATTATCATTAGCAGGAGGATAAGATGCAGGAGTGTCCCTTGCTCCTGCATCTCCGAAACGAATATATATATATCCTGAGCTGTCCATACAGCCAGTCCCATATTCAAAATCTATTATTCCATTCGTATCATTCCATCTATGCCCTTCTATTCCATTTAGAGAATTTTCTACGTTTGCAGCCGTGCAATCAGCAATCTGAACAGGGGTGTATAATCTCATTTTCATTCCTGTTCCCTGCCAGAAATAATACTTAGTTTTTGTTCCGCTATAAACGGAATTAGATTTCCAGACATGGGTATTAGGAGAGCCCTGCTGCGTCCAAGCAAAACTACCTGTAATATCGCTTCTGTCAGTAATCACGGGCTTGTTATTTAAATCCTGCCCTGTGTAAAGAATAGGGGCAGTAGCTGTGCCTGTATTTGTAATAGGAGGATTTGCAGCAGTTGACTCTGGAGCTGTGCCGATTAAGTATGTTCCTGCCGCCACTGTTACTGTATCACCTGCTGTTGCAGTTGCAAGCCCTTTAGAAAAAGTAAGCCATGGGGTTGCCCAAGAAGTGCCATCGTTAGAATCATTGCCGACTGTTCCGTTTACTCCGTCTTTGTCAACATAGTAATTTGTCCCATAAGACAGAGAGGAAATGAAAAGAAAAAGAATTATAAGAAATATTTTCTTACTCATATTACTTTATTCCTTTTACCCAAATATTCATAACCGCAGCGGTAGATGCCGTTGTACTGAATTGAGTTCTTGGTAAAGCAACCCAAAACCAAGAGCCACCTGTAATCTTGAAAGGAGTAGAGCCCGTAATTGTAATAGCGGCTGCCGTAGGAGCAGTTAACGGACTATAAGCCGATGTATTATTTGTACGTAAATAAACAGGGGAAATATCAGCTGAAACGGTTGTCGCTGCTATTGCTCCCTGAACTATTTCTACAAAGCATAAGCCTTCGGTAAATCTATTAAAATCAACTGGAGCCATTGCAGCCGTATCAGAGCTTCTATCACCTGTATAAGAACGGACAAGAGTCCATGAAGAAGTCGGATCTGAATTGGTATAGCCTGGCTGTGCAACGGTAAAAGAAACATGAAGAGGAGAAGGTCCGGAGATTGTTACCGGCTGCGAGTAGTTAGTAACCCAAGGGTCAGAGGGCGCTTGCAAAAATCCTGGCTGTGCGACTGTAAAGGAGACCGGAAGAGGAGAGGGACTTGTAATATTAACATCAAGAGTCTCCGGGAATGTTACTTCCGGGAAAGTTGCCATTGAAACGGGTTGAGTATATGCATCCCAGCCAGCAGGAGGTCCCTGAAGCAATGCCGGTTGAAGCTGCGTCGAAGTTCCGACAGTTCCTCCTTTTACATCCTGACCTATAATAATACAAAAACAAATTATCAACAAACCCAAAATTAATTTCTTCTTCATCTCAAACTCCTTTATTATTTTGATAGTTTATCTAAAATATTATCTATTCTTTGTGTCTGATCCTTGATACATTCTTTCATATCTCGAAGGTGATTCTCATTCATTCGATATAACGACTCTATTCCTTGCTTTAAAGTATCAATTCTGACAACAACTGTTACCAAACAAGACTCTCTAAGGTTGTTGCAATCCTCTGAATTTAATTTCAGATCATTTCTTTCATCTATCTCATTCATCCTTCTCTCGTGTTCATCAAGTTTCCCCCAGATAGATTTCTGCAATAATCACCCAACAACGGCGAGGAAAACCGCCACGATATATCCAATAGCCTTTTCTCCAACAGCGATATAATTAGCTGGTTCATTTGCCATTTTTTTTCATGTGTTTCCCGGCACTCTGTATTGTAATATCTGCACATCCATCACCATAAAATAGATTGGATGAAATTTCCCCTCATCGTTGATACTTGAAACCGGGTCTGTATCAAGTGCATAAGCCCCCCGCATAGAATCCTTAAGCAAGACGTCATCAATTATTTCCTCAAATTCTATAAAATTTTCTAATGCCTGACGTTTGTCATTCTGTAAAAAACCGCAATAAAGCCTGACGATATTTTTGTTTTCTCTGTCGCCGCCAATTCGGAAGGATTTTTCTATGGAAGGT